CGGCAGATGCGCTCGCGGGGCCGCAAGGGGAGCAGGGGCGTGAAGAGTGAACGGTTTTCCCGGAAACAGCTCGCCGCCATCAGTTGGTGGCATCCAGACAGCCCTCATGCCGGATGCTGTGCGGTCATCTGCGATGGGGCGGTGCGCAGCGGTAAGACCTTCTGCCTGTCGGTCGGGTTCGTTAGCTGGGCGATGGCCTGTTTCGACCGCCAGAGTTTCGCCCTCTGCGGGCGCACTGTCCTTTCTCTCCGGCGTAACCTCGTCACGCCTCTGACCGCCTGTCTGGGGGAGCTGGGATTCCGGTGTGCAGACCACCCGTCACGCGGATACATCGAAATCTCCCGCGGCAGACGGTCCAACCGGTTCTACCTGTTTGGGGGAAGGGATGAAGGAAGCGCCGCTCTCATCCAGGGGGCCACCCTCGCCGGCGTGCTGTTCGACGAGGTCGCCCTGATGCCCCGTTCGTTCGTCGAACAGGCGCTCGCCCGATGTTCGGTGGAAGGCGCGCGGTTCTGGTTCAGCTGCAACCCGGAGCACCCGTCTCACTGGTTTTATACCGAATGGATCGGCCGCGCAGAGGCCCGGAACGCCCTCTATCTGCATTTTGCCATGCGCGATAACCCGTCCCTTTCTCCTGCGGTGCTCGCCCGCTATGAATCCCTTTATTCAGGCAGTTTCTACGAGCGGTTTGTGTTGGGGAAATGGGTCGCTGCGCAGGGGGCGGTTTACCCAATGTTTGATCCTGCGGTGCATCTGTTCGATCAGCCGCCTGCCTGCCGCAGGTTCTTCCTCTCCTGCGATTATGGCACCGTCAACCCCACTTCCATGGGGCTGTGGGGGGAGAGGGATGGGGTTTGGTATCGGCTGGACGAGTTCTATTACGACTCCCGCAGGGAAGGGCGCCAGATGACCGATGAGGAATATTATCAGGCATTGGAGTCGCTTGCTGGTACACGGGAAGTTGAGGCGGTGATCGTCGACCCGTCGGCCGCCAGCTTTATCGCCTGTATCCGCAGGCATGGAGGGTTTTTTGTCATCCCCGCCAAAAATAGCGTCGCTGATGGCATCCGGCTGGTCGGAAGCCTGCTCAAACAGGGGAAACTCCGGTTTTCCCGCCGGTGTGAAGGGTTGATCCGGGAGTTCTCCCTCTACCGCTGGGATGGCCGCGCCGGTCGGGATTGCCCCGTCAAGGAGCATGACCATGCGATGGACGATATGCGGTATTTCGCTGCTACCGTCCTCGACGAGCCGGAGGGCGGCGCTTTCTTCGCCGCGTGCAGCCGCGGAGGGGGCTGACACAGCAGCGTGTATAGCCAGCCAGGCGCAAAGTATCTTCTCTGAAGCAGGTGCAAAGGCTGGCGAACTGTTTGATCTAGGCTTAAAAAAGGCAAGGGAATCCATGGCGAATTTCGCCAGATGCAGAATGGGGTTCCATTATTTTAGGTAAGGAGGGATTTCTCATTGAAATTTTCCAACCTGTGGAAAAGAGGGGAGGCGGCGCGCTCTGTTCAAACCGCGCGGGAGCCATGCGCCGCCTGGAACGGGATGCTCCCCCTCTACACCCGGGACTGCGCAGTCTATGACGGGCTGCGCCGCTCGATCCCGGTGGTCGATGCGGCAATCGACAAGATCGGACGGCTCACCGGTGGGTGCAGGCCGGTTTGCTCGAATCCCCGCGCGCAGGCCGAACTGGAACAATTGTTCCGAGAGGTTCCGGTGGGCGGTATGTCCCAGGGGTTTGAGGCGTTTTTACGGCAGTATCTCGACAGCCTGCTCCTCTATGGCAATGCGGCCGGCGAGATCGTCCTCTCCCGCGACGGGGAGTCGATCGCCGGGCTTTACAACGCCTCGGTGCGCAACCTGCATTTCCAGGAGGGGGAGTCGCCATTTGAGGTGCGGGTCTGCGCCGCCAGAAATGGGGCGGTCCCCGTCCCGGTGCCCTATCCGCAGCTGATCGTCTGTTCCGCGCTTAATCCACCTGCCGGCCAACTGCGCGGAGAGTCGATTTTGAGCGGCCTGCCGTTCGTCTGCGATGTGCTCATGAAAATCTATGCTTCGATGGGACAGAACTTTGAGCGGATCGCCAACCTGCGGTATGCGGTCACCTACAAACCCGGCGCCGGTTCGCTCGACCGCGCGTATGCCAAAGAAATTGCCGGGAATATCGCTCGGGAGTGGGGGGACGCGATGGCTTCCAGCAAGGCCGGCAACATCAAGGATTTTGTCGCGGTCGGGGATGTCGATATTAAGGTGATCGGCGCTGATAACCAGATGATCGACACCGAAATACCGGTGCGGCAGATGCTCGAACAGATCGTCGCCAAGCTGGGAATTCCGCCCTTCCTGCTCGGCCTGAACTGGTCTACCACCGAACGGATGAGCGCCCAGCAGGCAGACATCCTTACCTCCGAGCTGGAAAGCTACCGGAGGCTGGTGGAACCCGCGATCCTCAAAATCTGCAACCTCTTCCTGCGGCTCCGGGGATATACCTGTGAAGCCGGGATTGCGTGGGACAACATCAATTTACAGGACGAGCTGGAACTCGCAAATGCCCGTCTGACCAATTTGCAGGCCGACCAGCTCGAACAACAGCTCCAAAAGGAGGGAACTCAGATATGAAACAGGCTTTGATCCTGAAAAATTTGGGTGGGGAGGTCTCTGCTGCCCAGCTCGAGGCGATCAACCGGTTTTCCAGGCGGGCATTGGAAGCGGATGAGGTGTATGTCTTTTCGCTCCTGCTCTGCGATAACGCGGTTGACCGCGACGGGGAACGGTTTTCGTCCGGTGCGCTCCAGAAGCTCGCTTCGCTTTTCGTCGGCAAAACCGGTATCTTCAACCATGACCCCAAAGGCCAGAACCAGACCGCCCGCATCTTTGAAACAGCGGTCGAAACCGATGATGGACGGGTGGTCGAAAACGGCGAGCCTTATCGGGCGTTAAGGGCCTGGGCGTATATGGTGCGCTGCCCCAAAAATGAGGACCTGATTCTCGAGATTGACGCGGGCATCAAAAAAGAGGTCAGCGTCGGGTGTGCAGTGGGGAAGGTGCTTTGCTCGGTCTGCGGCGCTGATCTGCGCGATCAGCCCTGCGGGCACCGTCCCGGAGAGGTCTACAACGGCGTCCTGTGCTGGCGGGAACTGGAGGAGCCGACCGACGCGTATGAATGGTCATTCGTAGCTGTGCCCGCCCAGCGCAATGCCGGGGTGACCAAGCAGTTTTCTGCCGCGGAGCCCGGCCAGCTGCGAAAGGCGCTTGAAAGCGGCCAGGAGGTTCTGCTCGACCCGGCGCAGGCCGCCGCCCTCGCGGATCAGTTGCGGTCGCTCGAATCCCTCGCCGAGGACGGCCGCGCACGTCTTGACCGGCTCCGCCGCAAGATGGTCGCGCTCGCCGCTTTCGCTCTGCCCTCGGTCCCCGCCGGTACGGTTGGTGAGGTCGCAAAAGGGATGGATGCCGGACAGCTCGAAGCCTTCTGCCGCGGGCTTTCCAGTATGCAGGGAACCCCGCCCAGCCTACAGCTCGGCGGGACATCCAAACCCGCGCCCGACAATCAGGCGTTCTGTATTTGACACCACTTTTTGAATGGAGGAATCTTTTGTATGAATTACCAGAACATCAAACTCGACAAGTCGATGTACAAGTCCGGTGTGCCGTTCTCCGCCCAGCTCGAGAAGCTTGACCCTTCCGCAAACTATGCCGGAACCGATCTCGCCGGGATGGACGCCTTTCAGCGCCAGCTCAAACGGTTCGATATCCGGGTCAGCGGCGCAAACAGCGATCCCGTCTCCAAGTTTTTCAGCACTGCCGATTCTGCCGCCCTCTTTCCCGAATATGTCGCACGCGCGGTCATGCAGGGGGCGGACGAAACCGCTGCCATCAACAACATCATCGCCTCCCGGACGGTCATTAACTCGCTCGACTACCGCACCATTACCACCGCCGCCGGCCATGATGTGGAGGCAAAAGTCGTTGCAGAGGGGACGGAGATTCCGGAAACAGTCGTCAAACTCAAGGACAATCTCGTGAAGATGGTCAAGCGCGGAAGAATGCTTGTTGCTTCCTATGAGGCTGTCCGGTTCCAGCGGATTGATCTGTTCACCGTCACCCTCAAACAGATCGGCGCTTATATCACCAAGGCCCAGCTCGCGGATGCGGTCGATGTGCTCATCAACGGCGACGGCCCGGATCATGCCAACAACAATCCGGCTGCGGTGGTAGAAACCGCCGGTGCAGGTGCGCTCACCTATGCCGACCTGCTCAGCCTCTGGTCGGCTTTCGATGAGTTCCAGATGAATACGCTGATTGCTTCCCCTGACATGATGCAGTAGCTGCTGACCCTTGCCGAGCTGTATGTCCCGGTCTCTGGTCTGAACTTTGCCGGCATCGGTATGGTCGGCATCCCGC